CGCGCTATGCTTGGTAAAGGACCCGTAGGAACGGCAATAGGTGCTGCGTTGTTGGGCGGCAGCGCATTATATGAGGGAATGAAAAATCGTCCAAAAGGTAAGACAAACCCTAAGACAACTAAGGTACGTCGACCGGGTAAAGCTCACACGATTAAGACAACAAATCAGCGTGGTCAACCTGTTACTCTTACGGCAAACCGTTACGATGGGTCTTCTTCGCCTAAGAAACCTACAGGCACCCCAAAAACTAAGAGACCTTCAGCATCTACCTCCAAAAAACCCGTTAAGAAAGTAGGTCCGCTTTCGCCAAAGCGTGGTGTCAAGCGCACTAAGGGCGGTGATTACCCTATATATAAAAAGAAGTCTGCTGAAGCTGGATCATTTCGTCATGCCTTCGCGGCTGCTCGAAAGACAGGAAAGAAGACGTTCACTTGGCGGGGCCGAAAATATAACACCAAGGTAAAAAAATAGATGGACGCTAAATCTAAAACAGAAACTAAGGAAAAAGAACCTGAGTATCCTGTATGGCCGGGACCCGAAGAGGCAGAACCCGGAGTAGTATATAAATCAGGAAAGTCAGGTAATTTAATACAAAAAGGAGATATCCCACTATAATGGTAGAACGTGTAGACATCCCCGTAGTCGAAACGGGTCCTGATGCACCAGAACAAGAGGCAGAAGCACAGCCTCAGGTAGTTGAGCAACCCTCTGAAGAACCTCAAGAGCGACCAGATTGGTTGCCTGAAAAATTTAAATCACCAGAGGAGCTATCGAAAGCATATGGAGAACTGGAAGCTAAACTTTCTCAACCTAGTCCTGATAGAACTGAACCGGAACCCATCGACAAACCCAATACTGAAAGCTTGGAACAAGTTGAAGAAGTGTTGGAAAGCAGGGGTCTCAACCTTGAGGAAATGTCTCAAGAATATTATCAGGATCGTTATCTCAGCGAAGAACGCTACGATCAGTTGGCCTCCGCTGGTATTCCTAGGGAGGTTGTGGATCAGTTCATTTCAGGTCAGCAAGCGGTTGGTCAACAAATTACGAGGGAAGCCGAAGACATAGCGGGAGGACAAGATAACTACCGTGATATGATTAACTGGGCATCTAATAGCCTTCCTTCGGAAGAGATCGACATTTACAATGATGCGGTCCAAAGCAATAACAGAGCGCAAATTCTAAATGCGGTTAGAAGTTTACATAGTCGATTTTCTCAGGATGTCGGAATAGAACCTAACCTAAGTACAGGATCTCGTTCACTAGATGCGGGAGACATATACGAAAGTTGGTCACAAGTGACCCGCGACATGTCCTCGATAGAATATAAAGCTGACCCTGCCTACAGGGCAGCGGTTGAAGCTAAGTTATCCCGTTCAGGACCCTTAGCTTCTTAGCCCATTTCTCAAATAACCTGACCCGATACGTCGGATAATCTTGTGTATTAAGAACAAGGCACCATCAAAGTCTGAGGGGTACTCAGACATTTTCTAACAACTAAGGAACTAGACTAATGGCTAACGCAACTGTCTCGCGTGTAGGTCAGGTCAATGCTGCTGGTGATGCAGACGCCCTATTTCTCAAGGTGTTTGCAGGAGAAGTTCTTCAAAGTTATGAGCAATATAACGTAACTTCTGACAAGCACATGATCCGGTCTATTGCGTCAGGGAAGTCGGCGACTTTTCCCGTCATGGGTCGTTTAAGCGCCGAATTTCACACCCCCGGCACAGAGATTGTTGGCACTCAAATGAACCACAACGAGAAGGTGATTACGATTAATGATTTATTAATCTCACACGCCTTCCTAAGTTCAATTGATGAGGCTAAAAATCACTATGACGTCCGTAGCATTTATACATCTGAAATGGGTCGTGCATTGGCACACCAGATGGACAAGCACGTCCTTCAGATGATGATTGCGGCAGCTAAGACAACGACAGCTAATGTCGGTGACACTGACTACCCTGCGGGTACTATCGTTACAAGTGCTAACTCTGGAACGAACGCTAACGATCTGATAGCTGCAATCTTTGATGCGGCTGAAGCACTTGATGACAACTTTGTTCCGTCCGAGGATCGTTGTTGTTTCCTCAAACCGGACGATTACTACTTGTTGGCTAATGCTACCAACGCAGTTAACGTAGACTTTAGTGGTCGCGGTTCGATTGCTGACGGTACTGTTGCCAGCGTTGCTGGTATCAACCTGATTAAAACCCCACACCTGCCAACTACTAACGTCACTTCTGGCGTTGCGGCAGGTACTGGTACTCGTCAGGCAGTCGATGCCCGTAACACTATCGCTGTCGTTACCCACCCGTCAGCGGTAGGTACTGTCAAGTTAATGGATCTCGCCGTCGAGTCAGATTATGACATTCGGAGGCAAGGGCATTTAATGGTGGCAAAATATGCGGTAGGCCACGGTGTTCTAAGGCCAGAAGCTGCCGTACAAATTCGGACTGCTGCACCGTAAGGTTCAGTTGTCTTAATACTATTGAGAGGGGGCTGGGGGTTTATCCTTCAGTCCCCTTATCTTTTAAGGAGCATAAATGGTACAGCTTTTGAAGACTACACAGTTAGAAGCTGTGAATATTCTGTTAGGTGCCATAGGTGAAGCTCCAGTAAGTTCTCTAGAGAATACTCAGCTAGAGGATGTGGCTGTAGCTCAGAACATTCTAAACGAAACTATCGTGGATGTTCAGTCCACTGGCTACAACTTTAATACAGAGTACAATTTTAAAATCAATCCAGATATTGATGGCAATATAAATGTACCGAACAATACGGTCTTTGCCGATGTCTCTAACAGAGGCACTACCCCACACCTTGACGTCGTCCTAAGAGGAGAACGTCTATACGACAGGGAAAACAGAACCTTTACATTTACGGACCCTGTAGATTTAGACCTCATATTGATACTCCCTTGGCCTGACCTCCCCCAACCATGTAGACGGTATATAACCGTCAAAGCAGCCAGACGTTTTCAGAACAGAGTGTTTGGTTCTGACACTTTGAATGGTTTTACTAACACAGATGAAAATGAAGCCCTTGTTCAAATGGAACAGGCAGACGCCAGATCAGAAGACGCTAACATCCTAACAAGAAATTGGGGTGTGTTTAGAATACTTAGTCGTAATGGACCTAGGAGATATAACCTTTAATGGCTCTTGTATCTGACTCTATCCCTTACATGGTACAGGGGATTAGCCAACAACCTGACGAAGTTCGAAGGACATTCCAAGGTGCTGTTCAGATTAACGCTCAAAGTTCTCTAGTCGATGGTTTAAACAAGAGACCTCCTACAGAACATATAGCGAAGATTTTAACAAACTCAGCCACTAACGTAGCGGCACACCTAATGGACAGGGGGTCAGGAGATAGGGAACTCGTAATTATACAGAGCAACAACACTTTAGGTGGTACTACTTTAAAGGTGTTTAAGATTTCCGATGGTTCAGAAACATCTGTATCAGTGAGTGGCGACCTTAGTTATCTGGTTTGTCCAGATCCCAGGAACGATATTGTTTTTCTGACCGTTCTTGATCGAACATATATTCTGAACAAAACAAAAACTGTGACAATGTCTACCGTTAGGTCTGCTAACGTAACCTTTACGGAAGTGCAGCGGTTCGCGGATCTGTCCAGTTCAGCCGCAATCGGATCTATACATAAAGTTGTTGGGGACGAAGACGATAAGTTTTCAGCGTTCTTTGTAGAAAAGACAGCATCCACCTCTGTGTTTGTAGAGACTGTCGCGCCTAACACTCTTATCAGAATACTGAACACCACGATGCCTCACAGTCTTGCTAGGATAGCTGGAGGTACAACCTTTCAGTATGGGCCAATCACATGGTCCGACAGAACTGTTGGAGATGAGAACACTAACGAAAACCCCGGCTTTGTTGACAAAAAAATATCTTCCTTGTTCTTTTTCAAGAACAGGTTCGGTGTGACCGCCGATGAAAAAGTAACTTTGTCAGAGTCTGGAGAATTTGAGAATTTCTTTAGGACTTCTGTTACTTCCCCTAGTGACGCTGATCCTATAGATGTTGATGTAGCACACACCAAAGTATCTAAGATTGAACACGCTGTTCCGTTTAATGAACAACTGATGTTGTTCTCGCAGCAATCCCAGTTCTTTATGGAAAGTGCAGGAGCTTTGTCCTCGGATACGGTATCAATAAACCCTGCTTCCGAGTTTGAGATGGACGTAAACATGCCCCCGGTAGGTGCGGGAGTTAATGTGTATTTTTCTCAGGTGAGCGGAGACTTTTCTAGGATACGCGAGTTATTCGTAGCGACAGATTTAGATACTCACGATGCTGCTGATATAACCGCACACGTTCCCAAGTATGTTCCAAAAGATGTATTCAAAGCTACTGCCTCTACGTCTGAAGATATCATTTATTTTCTTTCATCAGATACTCCAAACAGATTGTACTGTTATAAATACAACTGGGCAGGGCTAGAGAAAAACCAGAGTGCTTGGTCCTTTTACGAGTTTAACAGTGCAGATACGATCCTCTGGATAGAGACAGTAGAGAATAAAACTTTCTTCGTAGTGTCTAGATCGGATGGTGTGTTCTTAGAGGAGTCAGACTACTTAGTCCCTTCGGATACGAACTTAGATTTTAATGCGCGACTAGATCGTAAGGTTTCTCTTACAGGCTCATTTAACGCCTCGACTAACACCACCACTTGGACTCTTCCTTATGTAGTCCCAACAGCTACTCCAGTAGTAGCGGTCAAAGGTGGAACTTCAGACGATAAAGGAACCACGGTAACCACTACGAGGCCAACTACAACGACAGTAGCGGCATCAGGTGACCACAGCTCTTCCTCATTTATCTTGGGACTTGAGTACGAGATGCGTTACAGGTTTTCTACCCAATTCGTAAGAGAGGGGTCCGGTGTACAGACCAGTGTCGGTGAGAAGATGGCGAGAAACGAGGGACGTCTTCAGCTAAGACGTTGGCAAGTCACTTATCGAGACACTGGTTTCTTCAACATAGAGGTCCAACCTATAGGGCGAGACCTAAAGACCTATGAGTTCACCACTAGACAAGTAAACTTAACCTCATCAGCTCCTAACAGAGTATCACTAGACAGCGGTACTTTTAGGTTCCCGATTATGGCTAAGAATACTGATGTCACTGTAGACATTAAGACTTCATCTTATCTCCCTGCACAGTTCACACAAGCTGAGTGGGAAGGCAACTACAGCGTTCATACAAGAAGACTGTAATGCCTAAAGTTACGCATGACGACATGGATCTCTATGTTCGTCCGTTTGAGGAAGGGGATGTAGAAGTCATAACCCCCAACCTCAGGCTAAGTGATGTGATCGAAGTCGCCGCAATGATGGGTCCCCACAAGTCTACTCAAGAACACCTAAAGCTGTGTGTAGATGACTCTAAAGAAGCGTACTGTTTAGTACATGAGTCCCACCTTGTTGCTTTGTGGGGTGTCACAGATAGCCCTCATGTAGATAACTACGGTATTCCTTGGTTGGTGGCTACAGAAGGCATTCAGTCTATAGGCTTAAATTTTGCCTACCACTCTAGAGAATGGATCAGACATTTATCTAGAGGGTACGAAGCTCTCTACAATTTTGTACATGTGCCGCACTGGCAGTCTCAAAAGTGGCTACAGCTATGCGGTTTCAACGTAATTACAAGCATGAAATACGGTTTTAATGGAGAGGACTTTTATTTGTTTATGAAGGAGTGCGCGTAATGTGTGGCATTGCTGAAGCTACATTAGCGATAAGTGCAGTCTCAGCTATTGCTGGATATGCAGGGGCGCAAGAGCAAGTTAACGCCCAAGCAGAGCAGCAAGCAGCCGTAGATAGAGCAGCATACGCTAATTATGCCAACAACATTAGCTCAATAAACCAACAGAACAAAGAGCTTAGAGAAGCATCAGCAACGCAACAGATGAGCCAAGCTGTAGAACAGCGGATAGCTGAAGGTAGATCTAGAGTTCACTTTGGCGAAACTGGGTTAGGACAAATGGCTCTGACAGGTAACAGCGTTGATGCCCACTTTAACGATATTCTGTTCCAATCTGCTACTGGTAGAGCAACAATGCAGCAAGACCTGAAGAACAGGCAGGGCCAATTAAACCTCCAAGCTAACGCTGCATATAACTCGTACTTAGCTCAAAACGCATCCTTTACACCCCTGTTCAATCCTTCGCCTCTTGAGCCGATTATGAAAATTGCTTCAGCGGGTGTTGATTTTGCTGAAGATCCTACGAGGACGTTGTTTAGGAATAGTGGCACTACAAACATAGGGGGCTTGACTGCTTAATGGCACAGAAATACACGGGTGCAGCACCCTCTCAGAGGCTTTCGCAAGGGCTAAACTTAATAGCACAGCCTGTAGCCAGACCTATAAACACCCCTTTACCCCGACTACAGGTCCCGCCTAGAAACCCTGCAACAGACTTAGCCAATTCGCTTTCCCAAATTAACACCAAGCTTAAACAGTACACTCAGGCAAACATAGATCAGTATAAGACAGACGCTGACATAGAAGTTCAAAAGGTCATCGATGAGCGGTTAGCCGCTGGGGATAGTTACCAGAAGATACAGCAAGATTTTGCCAACGGAGCCTTTGATGACACTCTGAAGATGCAGCTTCATTACGACAGTTTTAATACAGCTTTTGGTGCGCGTGCGTGGAATAACTTTGCTCAAACAAACGGCAAAAAAATTACAAACCAAATGATGAGTACTCTCAATAATGAGCCTTGGGAGAAGGTTACCGCCATAAAACCTGAAGTAGAGATGGCTCAGTTGTCTAACGAATTTCGGCAAATGTACGGGCAAAGTAATTTAAAGTTACTGGCTGGCGCAGAGTCTTCGATGATGAATTGGCGTCAGCAATTTAGAGATAAATGGGCTAAAGCCTATGACATTCGATATACAACAGAACGTGAAAATACTGGAGTACAAAACTCATTACAGTTTTTAGAAGATACCTTTAGTTTTAAAGCCGATGTAGAAGAAGTTAATTTAGAAACAGGTAAAACTAAGGAATACGGTAAGGTATCTGATAAAGAAAAGGTAGAGAGGTTTACTAATATAGCTACTTCTTTAAATACGTTTCTAAAGCAGTATCAAGAGAACACTGGATTAGGTAAGTCTAGTATAAAAACTATGCGGTTACAGGTATCAGAGGCTTTAATAAATAAGATATCCCATGATAAAGAAATGTCTTCAAGGGATAGAATAATCTACCTTAATGCTGTTGAACGGATATTAAATCAAAGCCCCGAAAAAGGTATACCATCACCCATAACAGATTTCAGTCTTACTAAGAAACCGGACGGCAGTAGCGGTACAGAAGTTCAGGCAAAAGCTACCCAGCTTCTTTCGGAAGTTAGTAAAGTAAGAACAGCTATGGAGCAAGCAGAAGGTGTACGGGTTACTAAAGAGTTAGTTCTTAATAATAGACCCGTTCCACAGAAGTTTAGGAAACATTTAGCAGCAGCAGGTGATGCGGTTGTTGCCGATATACAAAAGAAATATAAAAATCCTTCAGAGGCTAGAGTGGCTTTAGCAAGAGCTGCCGAACAATTCCCAGAAAAACTATCTTTTATAACCGACAAACTTAATTACAGCTTTGCTAACATAAGAGACAGGTTAGCTTCTAAAAATGAGACTGAAAGAAACAAGGTTATAGGAGATATGTATTCAGTTTTAGAGCTGTATAAATCATTTAGTCCCGCTGCCAGAAACAAATATCTACCAACAAGTAATATAAACCGACGTATTCTTGATTATCTTTTAATTAAGAACAGGCAGTTACAACAAACAGGAGTTCCTTCTGCTTTTGTTAGTCAAGACACTGAGAGTAAACAAGCAGTCCATCAAGGATTTGCAGAAAACCTACAGTCAATAATGACCATTGTCAGAAACAATGGGGGTACATTACCTCAAGGTAAACAATTAACTGATAAGGATATTAAAGAAGTTATAAGTGACCCGTGGTGGTGGGAGTCTACGGGAGTGGCTGGGGATATTACGGATGCTGGTAGTTGGTGGGATACAGGAATGTCGTCCCACGGTAAAATGATTATTCGACAAGAAGCTAATCTTTTAGGAAAAATGTACAATTTAGAAGGCTTAGATAAAGCCGAGGTTTTAGCACGTATATCACAAGACCTAAAAAGTACGCTCATGTCTGTGGACGGTGATGACCACATCTTTAAAATTGGCCCAACTAGTCCTTTTAGAAACCCAGCTTTACGAGAGTTTGCGGGAGATTATGTAAAGGACCAACTAGAAAAGATTAGTAAACAATATGCTGAAAATATTGATCGAGATGGCTACGATCCCGACGATATAACAATAATGAATTTATCTAGAGCGGGGGGTTTAACTAACGAATACATTATCGTTTATAAAAACACCTATAGACCTGTCAAATCTAACGCAATAATCGTTATTGATGAGAAAAGTGTTACAGATTTCATAGCAAACAAAAGGGCATCTAGTTAATGGCATCAGAGTTCTCTGGGCTTATAGAGGATAGGGACCAACAAAGTCTTGAAGAGTCAACTAAGTCAGTCCAACAGAGCCTAGCTGTACCTTTTGTTGCTAACCAGCAAGAACCAGAGGATATGCCCGTCTTAGATTTGATGGGTAGGGTAGCCGAAGAAGATTTTGCAATGGCTAATGCCTTCAGAGCTTTAAACCGAGAAGTCTTCGATCTCGATCCCGACTTTGTCAGAACACCGGACATGTATAAGGACGCTATGAAAACGCACGGTGTTCTTCCAGAGAATTTAGAAGAACTCGATGATGCTGTTAGCCTCGATGACTGGAACGCTACTATTCAGCACATAAAAGAAGAACAGGACCTGACTACCGATCTGGCACAATACGGGTGGAAGGGTGCGGGAATAAGGTTAGCGGTAAATATGGCCGACCCAGCAATGTGGGGATTAGCCCTTATGACTGGAGGTCTTGGGTTAGCAGGTAAAGCGGCACAGATGAGTCGCCTAGCCTACGTTAGCAGAGTTGCTGGGTTTACAGCGGCAGAAACTGCGCTACTAGAAGGCGCAATTATGTCGGATAAAGTGACATGGGGTTGGGAAGACAGTTTAGCAGCCGTAGGTACAGCGGGGATATTGGGAGCTGGAGCTGGCGCAATCTCCGGTAGGATATTAGATCCTGTAACAAGAATATCTGACGATGCCGCAAAGAAATCTATACTTCAAACGGCAGAGCAAGCAGGTATTAAACTAAGCGACGATGCTAAAGCTAAACTAGCCCCAGAGACTTTAGGAGACCTTGAAACAGCTCCTACAGCTATAGCGGGAACTATTAGAACTCCTAGTATTGGACAAGCGGATAACAGGATAGGCATTAGATACGATATGATGTCTCGGGTTAAGACCTCTCTTAGCCCTGTGTTAAGTAAATACTTCTCTAGACTTGCTCAAGATGTGTTACCTGATGTTGGTAGAGCTGATGATGTTGGTGGTGCAGTAAATAAAATATCTGCTACCGAATTAGCCACACGTATACACAGAGAAAACAGATCCGTCTTTTCCACAATTGTTGTTCAAAGAAATAAGTTTGCAAAGGCAGAAGGTCTGCCGGGGTACAACATAAAAAGGAAAAATGAAGTTTATCACAGTTTCTATGAACTTGTAGAAAGAGCGGTGAGGAGAGATGGCGACAGTTTTATAGACACAGAACTTCAAGGACTTATTCCAGAACAAAGGGCAGCTTTAAAAGCCGCAAGGGACGCCTACAGAGAGTCTACGAGAAAGATACTTCAAGAGCTAAAAGACGCTGGTATAGACGCCGCCGATGATATTGATTTCAACAAGTTCTATGTACCCAGAAGAATTAAATATACGAAGTTAAACGAGTGGGTCAGAGACCTAGGCGAAGATAAACTAATTGATACAATAGCTGAAGCATACTTACGAGGGACTAAAGGACCTTTAACCAGAGCAGAAGCTAGGACATTAGCTAAAAGCTACGTTCTAGGTATTAGAAGAATTGCTGATGATAACATTATTAACTTTGGAAGAATATCGGCAAGAAATATTGATGAGCTAGAGAGGTATCTAAAAGGTAAAGATATCGATACAAAGGTTATATCAGATACTAGAGCCATACTCGAAAAGAAACAAAAAGCAGGTAGCAACCTATCAGCTAGAGGACAACGGGTATCTAAAGAAGGTTTCGAGTTTCGCGCTGATATAGATGAACTTTATGAAACTACCTTAAAAAATAATAAGGGTGAGACTGTCACCTTTAGGATGGAAGATCTCTTCGAAAGCAACGTAATGCTTTACGATCAGTATCTACAGACAATGTCTGGCAGAATATCAGCAGCCAAAGTTCTGGGGATAAAGTCAGATAAAGATTATCAAAACCGTGTAGATGAGATTAATCAAGATATAGCAACCCTAAGCGATAAAGATCAGATCAGTGCCAGAAGTGATCTTGATAGAGTCGAGATTATGTACAGGCACTTAATGGGTAAATCTCTTAGGAAAAGCGAAGCTGACCAACATACCTACAATTTTGCTACCAGACTTATACTGGCATACAACTACACGCTTTACATGGGTCAGGTAGGTTTCGCACAGCTTGCTGAAATAGGAAACATAGCTGCATTCTTTGGTCTAAGAGCAATGTTTAAACAAATTCCCTCTTTTAAAGCTATGAAGAGAGATTTGGAAACAGGTCAAATACTTCCAGATCAAAGGGGTGGGCAGATATTAAGAGAACTTGAAGCTATCACAGGTATAGGCTCAGAGTTCCACAGGTTTTCTACACAGGTTGAAAGGTATACAGGAACCGCTGGAGAAATTTTGGGTGGTCAATTTACACCGGGACAGCAAAAAGTATTAAACATATCTGAAAGATTTAAACAGGCTACCAGCATTATAAGCGGTATGACGCCTGTGACAATTTGGATGCAAAGGTTAAGTGCAAAAGCAGCCGTTCAGAACATGTACGACAAGGCTTTAAGAGGTTTCGATAACAAAGATTATCAACATTTCAGAGAGTTAGGTCTCGATAAACAGACTGCTGACGCACTAGGGGACCAGTTAAAGAGAGCTACAACAAATGAACGTGGTGTTGTTCAAAGTGTGGGTTTAGACGATTGGGACCCACAACTTAGAGAAGACTTTGCTAACGCTCTTAGTCGCCTGACTTATAGAGTCATTCAGGAAAATGACGTAGGCGCAATGAGTATGTTTATGACATCCAATATAGGAAAGTTAGCTACTCAATTTAGAACTTTTATGCTGGTTGCTCACGCAAAGCAGTCACTTCAGTTAGCCCATAAACGAGATCTACAAACATTTAATGCTTTTATGGCTACCGCTTTTATGGGTGGACTTGCCTACATGGCACAGACAGGTATTAAGGGTATAACCGCTGATGACTTACACGGTGAAGACGGAAAGTGGACATTAGAAAATATAGCTAAATCAGCTTTCCAAAGATCTGCCTATTCTGCGTTAATTCCAGCTATGGTAGATACAGGATTACATGCTGTTGGGTTTGACCCTTTGTTCGCTTATGGAAGATCTACAGGTCTTGCTACAGGAATAATTGATGGAAGCCCTGCATACCAAACTTTCTCAAGACTACAATCTCTCCTAGGTTTACCGGGAGCTATAAACCCCATTTCAGACAACGAAGTGAATTGGGAGAAACTCGCTAAATCAATACCTCTAAGCAACGCTGTGGGTATACATAACCTAATACAAGCTTTGTTTGACGACGACGACTAAAGTCTGAGGACCCCTCAGACACTTCTTAATAACATTAACAATGGAGAATAGTACCTAATGGCATTTGCATTGGTGCGCGTAACCGCTGATGGGAACAACACTCCAATCACATTAGGGTACTCGTACAGAAATGAGTCAGACATAGTAGTCCAAGTAGACGGGGTTACTAAGACTTTAACAACCCATTACACCTTTCCTACAACAAACACTATTACCTTTACGACTGGAAACATTCCGACTAGCGGTCAGATAGTGGTCGTCCGAAGGGCTACCAGCCACAGTACTAGATTAGTAGATTATGTTGCTGGAGCGACTCTCACAGAAAGTGATTTAGATACAGACAGCATACATGCGTTTAATATGGCCCAAGAGGCTATAGACTTCGCACAAGACTCGATTGCCAAAAATGCACAAGATCTGTTCGATGGTCAGAATAAACGGATCATTAATGTAGCTGATCCAACAAACGCGCAAGATGTCTCTACCAAAGCTTTCGTTGAGGCTCAGTTATCTAATAATTCTTCACAGGCCACAGCAGCAGCAGCTAGCCAAGCCGCCGCCGCAACGTCAGAAACTAATTCTGCAAACTCGGCTACAGCTTCCGCAAATTCAGCTACCGCTTCGGCCAATTCAGCTACTCAGTCGGCCAACGAAGTCATAGCCGTTGCCCCGAAATTTACCTTCTCGACCAACACCGCGATGTCCGACGGAGGAGTTGGAATCGTCCGGTTTAATAATTCAAATGCGTCCTCAACGACATCAATAATTGTGGACGATCAGACTGCCGACACTGGAAACCCGAATATCGAAGATACCTTAAAAACCTTCGATGACAGCACCTCAACGATCAAAGGTGTTCTGAAATTTGTCGAAGTTGGGACACCGCAGAATTTTGCCACATATCACGTAACCGGGCTAACCGATAGCTCTGGATTTATTGAATACGCGGTCACTCATGTTGACAGCAACTTTGACAGCGGTACGACCTTCGGAGACACTGACTCGCTCCGAATGACCTTCTATAGAACCGGCGATTTAGGAACGCAGGGCATACAGGGTATTCAAGGAAATGTCGGAAATACCGGACCTGCTGGTGCAGCGGCGACGGTAGCTGTCGGATCGACAACGACAGGAGCGGCTGGGTCTTCAGCGTCAGTTGCAAATTCCGGTAGTTCGTCAGCGGCGACCTTAGATTTCACAATACCGCGAGGTGCTACTGGTGCAACAGGTACAGCCGCCACCGTGGCGATTGGCACGGTTACTACGGGATCACCGGGGTCTTCAGCAACGGTAACAAATTCGGGAAGTGCTACCGCTGCAACATTTGATTTCTCAATTCCACAAGGAGCTACCGGAGCGGCGGGAAGTGGTTCAGGCGATGTCAGCGGACCCGCCAGTAGCGTTGATAATGCTCTGGTTCGCATGGATGGAACAACCGGAAAGACCATTCAATCAAGTAACGTCACCTTGAGCGATGCCGGGGTTATTTCGGCAACTGGCTTAACCTTAACTAATGATCTCACCGTAGGGAACGGCGGCACCGGCGCAAGCTCATTCACGGCCCACGGGGTTTTGATCGGAAACACATCAAGCGCAATAAATGTGACGGCCGTAGGCACGTCAGGCCAAGTCTTGACCAGCAATGGCTCTGGGAGCGACCCTACATTTCAAGACGCAGCAGCGTCTGGTGGGCCGGGGGTTTCGTCAAGCGGAACCGCTGAGTTTATCCGCGAAAACGCAGCGACGATTAGTGGAAATGTTTCCATCACTGCCGCTCGCAATGCGTTCAGTGCTGGCCCGATAACGATTTCCGGGTCTGCCACAGTGACGATACCAGCAAACTCAACATACAGGATCATCTAATGAGCTTAATTTTAAATGGCGACGGAACGATAACCAACGACGCCGGAACATCCATAGATTTTGGTGCCGAAAACATCACGACGACAGGCACCGTCACTGGCGTGGGCTCGGGGCTAACAAGTCTGCCAGCCGCCAATCTAACTGGCTCGGTTGCCGATGCGCGTCTG